GCGCGACGAGGACTTCGTCGAGCACCTGTTGATCGCCTCGAGCCACGACACCCTGTTGTGCTTTTCCGATGCCGGCAAGGTCTATTGGTTGAAGGTCTACCAGATTCCTCAAGGCAGCCGCGGCGCGAAAGGACGTCCGCTGGTGAATATGCTGCCCTTGAGCGGCGAAGAGCGGATCACGGCGGTGTTGCCCATCCGTGATTTTGAAGAGAACGCTTTCGTGTTCATGGCCACGGCCAACGGTACGGTCAAAAAAACCGAACTGGCCCAGTTCTCGCGACCGCGCAGCGCGGGACTCATTGCGCTGGAGCTCGAGGAAGGCAACACCCTGGTGGGTGTCGCCATCACGGATGGTCATTGCGACGTGGTGCTGGTGGCGAGTTCCGGCAAGGCGGTGCGGTTCAAGGAATCTGACGTGCGCGCCATGGGGCGCACGGCACGCGGTGTGCGTGGCATTCGCCTGTTCTCGGGCCAACGCGTCATCTCCCTGATGATTCCGGTTGAAGGCGGCCAGGTGCTGGCGGCGAGCGAAAATGGCTACGGTAAGCGCACGCCGATGGAAGAGTACGCCGACACGGTAATGAACTTGCAGTCGCTGCTTCAGGTAGGCGCGATAACGCAGGAAACGTTCAACCGGGCAGTAGAGCAGTCAGCGGAAAAAATGCGCGATTCCACGGCAGCGAGCGGCGAACTTGCGTCGTTCCTTGAGCAGACCAGCATCGCGGCGGCGCGGAACATCCAGGGAGCGTTCGCAGACTTCCTGTTCGACCCGTTTGATCAAGGGCTTGAAGGGCTTGTATCGGGTTTCGCAGACGCAATGAAAAGAATGGCCGCGGAAGCCTTGAGTCAACAGATTATTTCAGGTATATTAGGGGCTGCAACTGGTGGAGCAGGGGGCGGCGCAGGTGGACTTCTGGGCGCGGTCGCTGGAGCATTCACCAGTCGAGCAACTGGCGGGGCACTGGTGGCCGGTCAAGGTTCAGTTGTAAACGAGCGCGGGCAGGAAGCATTCATACCGCGCGAAGCTGGGCAAGTTGTCTCAAACAGGGAGCTGCGTCAAGGTGGGCAGGCATCGCCGAACGTAAACGTTCCCGTTGAAATCGTAAATATTACTGATCCGTCGGCTATTCCGGCGGCAATGGAAAGCGCTCAGGGCAGTAAGGCTATATTGAACGTGATACAGTCTAACCCTGATTCAATCAAAAGGGCATTATCATAATGGCAAAAACTACCGGCACAGCAACGAGTTACTTGCAACTCATGACAGAATTCCGCGACTTCCTGACTGGACTGTCGCCGACTATCTCAATGACTGCGGTCCGCGACACGTCGACGTCGCCCGTCGGCGCAAATTCGCCAGACACCACCGAAATGATTTTCGAAGGCGACGCCAGCAACGGCGGAAGTCCGCAAAGGAAATGGTACTTCGGCATCCGGTCGTATCAGGATTCCGGGGCCGGAATTTTTGGATGGGGTGTTCGCGGGTACACCGGTTTCGACGACGGCAGCCCGGTCGGAAGTGTATCCTTCGACGATCAGCCGGACCCGAGCCCGGAAGTTTACGTACCCCTGCAAAACACGTCCATGACCTATTGGATTTGGGCGAACGAACGTCGTATCGTCATGGTTGTAAAAACCGGAACGTCGTATCAGTGGTTCCATGCTGGGTTCCTTGACACGTTCGCCACCGAGACCGAATACCCGTACCCTTTGATGATTTGCGGAAGTTCGTTCGAGAACACCTACACGTTCGCTGCAAACAACATTGATTATTCATCGATGATCGACCCGGCGGGCAACAGCACGGAAGCGATTCCGGCGTCGGCGACTTCGGTTATGTGGCTGCGATTCACCGATGGAACATGGTGGCCGATAAAGAACTTCCGTAAATCCGGTTCGGTGGCGGCGGCAATTGGCGACAAGAACGTCTGGCCGCTGGCTACCTTCGTAACGACCGACTGGCCTACAGACGGCGCGAACACAGCCGCTGTCCGCGAGTGGCGCGCAGCGTTCTACCAAACGACGGCGGGCGGTACGCCGCTCGTGTTGCTCGCACAGACACCGGGCAGCCCGGACGACATTACGCCGCTGTTCCCGCTGACGATTATATGGAACACGCCGTCGACGCAGCTAATCGGTGAAATCAGTGGCGTATTTTGGTGTTCATCGACTGGCGGCATAACGTCCGAAGACGAAATCATCGACAACGCAGTGTCCCCTGAACAGAAATATCTTGTGTTCAAAAACGTACACCGAACCGACGCATGGCAGTTCGGCGCAGTGAAGGACGAATAAATATGAGCTATCAAACAGGTTCAGCAACCGATCCAGACGACTTAATGGACAAACTGAATACGTTCCTTACCGGCACGCCGGGATGGACCGCCGATCTGTTCAACCTGACCACGCGGCGCGCGGTATGGAGCAAGGCAGGGGTAAGCTGCAAGATTATGTTCTATTGGGATACGACGAACATCGGTACTGCGATGATTCAGACCTATGTGGGCGACGTTGCGCTGACAAGTCAGGGGGGCGCTGAATACGCGTCGACCACTATCACGAATAACCGGTACACCAATATGATGACCGGGCCGTACCCGTCTTACCATTTTTTCGAAGACGACAATTACATCCACGTCGTTGTCGAACGAAGTTCCGGCATTTATCGCCACTTCGGATTCGGTCAAATGAACAAGCTGGGCGATTGGGTAGGCGGCTGCTACGTTTATGCCGGATTCTGGGACCAGAACGCCAGCTCCATTGACAACCCGCACAGCACCAACCACCACATGGGCTTGCACGGCTCAAACTCAGGGAACTCCACGCGTGGCCCGGGATGGCACGCCGAAGGGTTCCCGGATACTGTAGCGCCGTCGAAATACTTCCGTAATACGATAGCCACTACCGTAAACGACAACGACGGCGAAGACATAAATACAGGGTTTTCTTTCGGGTACATGGATGGGCCGAACGTGCATTTTATGGCGCTGCAAGAATCATCGCTTAACGGGTTCAAGCCGATAATGCCGATACCGTTCTATCAGTGGTACTTCGGGTCGGCTCCGGACCGCGCGCGACTCATGGGCTACGCGCCGGATATGCGCACCGTCAATGTGCACGGGCTGACCGTCGGACAGGAAATCGTAATCGGCGCGGACACGTGGGTTGCATTCCCGGTAGTTCGACCGGGCAATGAGGGGCTGGCGTTCGATCAGGAACAGAGCTACAACTACGGGTACGCCTACAAAAAAGTGACGACGTAACATGGCTATTTTCGCCGGACGCGCGCATATAGACAACAGCGTTCAGTACGCCGTCGGCTTTCGAGCATTCCCTAACGCGTCGTTGGCGAAGGGCACGTGGGGCACTGCGCTACCGACTCCGGTCGGTAAGTTTGGCCGTTTCGGATTTACCGTTGACGACATCGCGGACGAAATTAATCCGGTAGAAGCGCGCGTACCATCACCGGGAAGCATCGTATCTGTTCACGTAACCACGTACCGCGCGCCGCGCGGGGAAGGCGGGCGCGACGCTAATCTGGGCAAGTGTCCTATCGACGGCATGGGCGTAGGGTTCGATTGGTTCGAGAATATACATATCGAGCCGCAGCGGCTTGATTTGGGCAACGTTGTAAGCAATCTTGTCGAATCCGTAGAACTGTATAGCGCGTACCGCGTCGACGATCGGGTATGGTCTGCTTTCACGAACAACGCCGGCGCGGGCATAACCGTATTGAACCTGCCGACCTTGCCAACAACGATAAATCAGCAATCTTCGTTCAACGCGGCCGTTCAGATTTCGCCAAGCGGACCGCCAACGATCAATGGTACCCTTGACTTCGTTTTCGACGTAACGTCGGTATCTGTTCCGATTACCGGAACGCGTATAATACTGTTCGGGCTTCCGCCCGCCGGCGGCGCGATCAAGGAAAAGCTGTCATGGCTGACCGACGTAATGAAGGCGGCAGACGGCACGGAACAGCGCGTTTCAGTGCGGGTATACCCGCGGCAGGAAATATCGTTCGAGGCGCTGACGGCGACAGACTTCTCCCGGAACCAATTGAATGCGTTCATGTTCGACTGGCACAGCCGCGTTTTTGGCGTGCCGTTGTGGTGGGACGCTAGGCTAATGACCGAAGACGTAGCGATAGGCGCGACAGCGATCAGCGTAACATCCACTGACAATGCGGACTTTCGCGCCGGCGGTCTGGCCGTTGCGATATCATTCGACGCTGACGGAAACCGCACGGCCGACACGCTCAAAATATCCACGGTAAGCAGTTCGCCGTCGCAGGTAACGTTCAGCAGCGGAACCGGGAACGCGTACACCGCCGGGCAGGCGCTGCTGGTACCGGTAGTTCCGGGCGTACTTAACAACGGCGTCAAAAAGGTTCGCTTCCCGTCGACAGCGCAGAAAACAAAAGTGTCGTTCACGTCGCTGGACAATGACACGACATCTATAGCGCAAAGCTTGTCCGGGTTCTCCATACACAACTCCAGGGCCGTTATTGACGACAAAAACGTCGTCGACAGGCAACTGTCCGAAGGGTTCACGCAGAAAATCACGCGCATCGACGGCGACACCGGCGAGATACTTCAATCGTCAACGGAAGACCGTTCGACGCCGACGACGCAAAAGCGCTGGAGTATCGAAACGGCTGCGCGTATGTGGGAAATCAAGTCGTTATTGTTCGCTCTTCGAGGGCAGCAAGCGTCGTTCTACCTGCCCACGTTCAACAAGGACGCTAATTTACTGCTAGACGTGGGACTTGGCGGATCAACGCTGCGGATAGATAATATCGGGTACACGCAGTTCATTAAAAATAAAGAGCCGTTCACGACTTTAGCGGTACGTCTGGTCGATAACCCGACCGGGATTACCATTTCGTCGCCGGACGTGGCCGTCGGCAGCCCGGAATACTGGCAGCCCGGCCAAAAATGGATATTCTTCGACATTCAAAGCAGCATCGAGCTTTCGAGCACCGTCGAGGAACTGACCGTCGCGCCGACATCGCCGATCGGATTCACAGTTGCGGACGTAGACCGCATCGAATTTATGGTAAAATCAAGGTTCGCTACGGATTCAGTCGAACTAATGCACAAATGGACTGATGCGCTGGGCGAAAGCATCGATTCAGAAGTGACCATACCTGTAATGGGGGCATACGACGTATAATGTCGACTTTAGATCAACTGGAAGTCAGTATCGAAACATCGCGACCCGTGGAACTGTACACGTTCACGATGGGCGCTTCGACGTGGAAGTTCACCAGCGCCGAAGGGGACGTCACGTTCAATTCGATCACGTATTCGCCGATAGCGATAAAGCGCGGAAGCACTACGCAAAGCAAGGAACAGAAATCGACCGTTTTAACGATTTCACTGCCGACACTCGAAGAAGTCGTGGCGCAGTTTATATCGATTCAGCCGTCGGACACCTTGAACGTGACAATACAGCGGATTCAGCCGGACGCAGTTCCAGCCACAACAAGCATTATGATGTTTCAGGGG